GCACAGCGGAACCGAACCAGACTTCGGTTACTAGAAAGTTGAATCCTGAAGCACTTAAATCATATCAGAAATATCAACAAAAATATATGAATGTTTTTGGTAGACTTCAAGTAAGAAAAAATCCCACAAAAAGATGGAAGCTACAAGCAAGACTGAAAACGCTACAAGAAAAACTAAAAAGAATCGAACCATTTTTATATGAAGACTAAAAAATGGAAATTGACATCGCCATAGAAAAGTTAGAAATTCTTAAAGATCTTATAAAGGATGTTGAAGACATCCTATTAGGCGGTTTTTATGAATTAAAGGAAGAAGAAATAACACCGATGCTCTCAGAATTGCTAGAGGCATATGACGTTTATAAAAAACTTGTAGAGGAATTATTACAATGATATACTTTGATGATGTGGTTGATTTTGATTTTGAGTTTGAACTGGCCTACATAAATTTCAATGATTGGAATTTTATGCACAAGGTTAGACCTTCTTTGAATATGTTAGTATGGGTTGAACAAGAAAATGATAGTGTGCTTGCATATCTGGACATAGATGAAGATGAGCCGTTTTGGGTAGATGCAAAACAAAATAAAATAGAGTACAAGAAAGTACAAAAATGGAGACCTTGTTCAGAATCTTATATGGAGTGTGTATTTCTCGGCGAGACACTTAAACAATTACACGAACAAAACAAAAAAGAATAAGTGTATATATTTTGGTATCATATTATGAAAACGATACAAAAACTAATCGTGAATGATATTGTTCATAAGTTTTACCGAATAAAATCGTGGATTGCACACAGAACATACGACAAGTACCACATAATACACTTAGGAACTAAACCTGGGTTTTCAGACTCCCGTGAGATGTTATTGTATGCCAATTTTGCAGTATTGACACATTTTGTCGAGAACGAATTGGCTAAAATGGAAATAGGACACCGAACATTTAAAAAGATTAGTTATAAGGGATTATCTAATCGAGAACTCGGATTATCATATCTAGAACTTTGGTTAAATATGAGTCCGGAACTGTCGAGAGATGGTGAAGATTTAAATGAAGGTCACAGAAATTTCGCCAAAGAAGTTAGAGAGCTTTATCTTTGGTGGAAAGATGCTAGGCCTGGCAGAGTAGATATAAATCTAATTCAGATTGAAGAATTAATGGAACAGGTAAAGAATGACGGCAGAAAATGGTACAAGTTTGTAGAAATCGAAGGTTCTAAATTCCTCACAATGGAAGATGAACTTACTGAAAGTGAAAAAGAGTTGAGAAAGGAACTTCGGCAAAACTCGTTTGAATTGGAACAATATTGGGATAAAGAAGATCAAGAAATGTTACATCGTCTGATTAATATCAGATTTTTTCTTTGGACTTAAAATGACTAGACCAATAAATGATCGATATCTCCATCATACTGCAAGAAAGTCTCTGATTAGATTATTCAGAGATTCTATGAATTTTAATATGAAAAGTGATCTAAGTATTGAGGAGATGTACAGAATTGAAGATGAAATCGTAGAAGACTTTTTAATAGTGATGGATTACATAAAAATGGTCTCTTTAGCCAAAAAGTCGCTAGATGATAAATGTTTGAAAGATACATAACTAGAGATCATTTTTCATAAACGCACTATGTTAAAAAACTTTGAAGGCTTAGACGGTTTCGTGTGGTGGAAAGGCGTAGTAGAGGATCGAATGGACCCTCTAATGCTAGGCCGTGTTCGTGTACGCATTTTTGGACTACACACCGAAGATAAAAGTCAAATACCGACAGATACTCTACCTTGGGCTCAGGTTTGCTTACCAATCGATCACGGAAACAATGTCGTAGGACTCAGGGAAGGTGACTGGGTTTTTGGCTTTTTCATGGATTCCACAATATGCCAAATGCCTTGTGTGATAGGTATGATACCTGGCATACCGACACAGACCTCTGTGCCTGACGTAGGATTTAATGATCCTACCACACCCGAACAGTTGAACAATAGTGAGGTACCTAGACCCCCAGAGTTTGGTGGCTCGTATGATTTTGGTTCCAATTTCGTAATAGGTATGCAAGATGCATCCAAAATTTCGGTCAATAAGTTTTTAACAGATGTGCGTTATCAAGTTCCGGTAGACGATAGACCTAAAATAGACAATCTAGTTCAACAATTGCCAAAGTTTAATTCACAATCTACATTAAATTTGGCTCAAACATTTTTAAATCCTTCAAATGGTCTATCACTATTATCTCAAGATTTGACTACAAATAGCTTTGATAACTTGATTAACGGAATGGGAATTTCTTCCGCTAAAAATCTATCAGACACAAACAGAAAAAATGTAACGGACGGATTAAATGTCGTATTAAATCAAATGTCAGCTAATCCGGATTTGTTGCTGAATTTTAAAGATGTCTTACAATCTGAAGTGACCAATAGAATAACATCATATGTTAATAACATAATACCACCAGAAGTGTCGCAATCTTTTTCCACACTTGGTCCTTCTAGTCCTATTAATTTGATTTTATCGAATATACAAAATGGTGGAACGTTTGAAGTCACTCAATTGTTTAATGGTGATGTTGTAAGTAATGTTTCTTCTGTCATAACTGCGTTGATTCCGATAAACAATCCTCCTGAGATGATATCAAGGTTCGGTAGAGGTACGGCACAAAAAATCTCAGAATTTTTAGGATTAGATTTTGGTGCAAATGACGAAGAATTGATTCCTATAGAACTTGAAAGTGAAAGAGAAACTGATGATCCACTTAGGAACGAAAACAAACTACCTATACAAGGAACTGCTGTTGGCGTTTTAAATCGTGAATTTGATATACAAAATTTTCCGTATGACGTAAACAATGACGGCGTTTATGATGAGGCTGATGCGGAATTACTAAGACCATCGGCAACAAGCACCACAGAAGAACAATCCTCGGCGAACTACAACACGCCCGTGTATTCTTCTAGTAGATATCCACTTGAGCCATATTTAAATGAACCAGTAACACCAAGACTTGCCAGAAATCAAAAAATAGAAGATACCATCGTAGGTAAAAAGAATTCAAATGTTTCCTCCTTTTCGGCGGCCGCATATGAACCAGTAAAAGGAATGAAATTAAGTCCGTCTTTACCGAGGATTGTTAATCCACAAAAAACAGAGACAAAGGGCGAAACAAAAGATCAACTACCAGTCGAAGGCGAACCTTTTGAAGAACCTGCAACGCCTTATGCTGCAAAATGGCCATACAATCACGTATATCAATCCGAATCTGGACATTACATAGAAATAGATGATACACCAAAGGCAGAAAGATTGCATTGGTATCATCGTTCTGGCACATTTAGAGAAATTCATCCTGATGGTACACTGGTCGATAAGTGCTTGAATAAACTGTACACAATATCGGTGGCCGATACGTACATAGCAAGCAATAAAAATATAAACTTAACTTCCGATGAATCCACAAAAATAAAAGCAGAAACCGAATTGACAATCGAATCCGGTTCAACTACAATAAGTACAGGTGGTTTATCTATTAAATCTGGCACAACCTTTCAAGAGATGGAAGGTGGTCACGCACAAAAGATCGCAGATAATAAAGAAGTAGAAGTAGGTGGCGATTACGTCTTAAAGGTTGACGGTAAAGTTAAAATAATCGCAGATACAATAGCATTTGAATCTTTGAGTTATATTTCAATGAGAGCTGCTTCATCGATCATATTTGAATCGCCGATTATAGCAAATAATACGGCTTCATTGAACGTTTCTGGCGTTGCCAATTTATTTCCAACTTTCAGTCCTTTGTATACACAAAATCCAGAACCACCATTCGTACCAGAAGTTGAAAGTACTACCGAACAAACCTCTTCCAACTTCAAGCCTGGATTTAGAATTAGATTTTCTAATGGTTCATACGATCCGAGTCAGAGCAACTATCTCTACAAACCAAAGGCGGATAGTGATGGCAAGCCGGTCGTTCTGGTTCCGCCGGGTAGTGGACCGATAGTAATGTATGAAGCATTGCCAACGGGAGAATTGGAAACGTTTTTCATCTATTACGATCATGCACCAGGAGATTTTTCTCAATGGCAAGTCACTGCGCCGAAGCATAGAAAAGGTAATGTCATCGAAAGGCCTAGATTTGCTGGTAATGCAAATGGTGGTAGAGATCACTATAGATTTTCAAAATATGCCAAAGATTATCCAAAACAATTTATTATATCCGATAACACTCGTGAATTTTTAGTATATGATGGGAAATTTAGACATGATTAAAAAATTAAACAAAGTACTTATCGTATCGCTACTAATTGTTCAATTTTTGGACATGAATTTTACATATTTTGGTATATTAAATCACGGTTCTGTAGAAATTGAAGGTAATCCTTTAATTAAATGGCTGTGCTATCATCTTGGTCCAATGTTTGGATTATCCTTGATAAAATCATTAGCACTATTTGTATTGTCTTATGCATATCACACAGAATCGATATTGAACAGTAAATTTTTATTTACATCACTTTTTACGGTCAATTCTTTCTATGTTTATGTAATGTTTCATTGGTCATACTATTTTTTGATCTTAGTATAAATAAAAGCCATAAGACTGTTAGTTTAGGCATCAATAGTTTATGGCTCTAGAAAAAAGAAGATATAGCGATTTAGATCTATCCTTCACTCCACATCCAGATACGGGCGATTTAATACCACTCAGGGGTGATAGGGCCATAGCAAGAGCCGTTCGACAAATTGTATCGACTAATTTTTATGAAAAGTTTTATAATCCATCTTTCGGTGGAAATGTAATTTCTCAATTGTTTGAACAGTACGATTCACAAACAGAGCACATCATAAAAACTAAAATTCAAGAGGCCATTCGTGATTATGAGCCTAGAGTTAGAATACAATCTATACAAGTTATGTACCCACCTTCGCAAAATCTATTAAGTCAAAATACTTTGGTGTTACAAATTCAATTCTACATAGTTGGAGAAACTGAATCAAAGCAAATTACATTTTCACTAAAAAGGGTCCGATAAATGACAATTAAAAAGTTCACTGAATTGGATTTTCAGCAGATTAAACAAAATCTTAAAGATTTTTTAAGAAATCAACCAGAGTTTCAAGACTATAATTTTGAAGGTTCTGGCATAAATTTGCTATTAGATGTTCTTGCGTATAATACAGGGTATAATGCGTTTTATTCAAATATGATTGCTAACGAATCGTTTTTGGATAGTGCCATATTGAGAAATAATGTGATTTCAAGAGCTAAATCTTTGGGTTATGTTCCTACTAGTATTAGGGCACCTTATGCAACACTTAATGTAACAGTTAAATTGCCCAGTTCGGTCTTTTCACAATTTCCTGAGTATATAATAGTTCCATTGCATCACGAATTTACTTCCAGATCGTCCAATCAGCCAATACAACTTTATACTATGGACAGAGTTGTTCTTCCAAAAACAACTCTAGTTGGTGGCGTACAGCAATATTCCGCTGACATAGACATCTATCAAGGCAAGAAAATAACTCACAAATTTACTGTAGATAATCAATTAAATTCAACGCAAAGATTCATTTTGCCAAATGCTAATATAGACAGTACAAAACTTTTTGTTACTATATTACAAAACTCAGGCGTGACACAGGGAGATACTTGGACATTAGCAAAAGATGTAACCGAAGTTGGTCCTGATGATAATGTTTACTTTCTACAAGAAGCGGATAATGAGTTTTTGGAACTGTACTTTGGTGACGGTTTTATAGGAAAAAAATTAGTAGATGGCAACCAAATCTCTGCAACATATTTTGTAACTGACGGTCCATTATATCACGGATTGAGTAAGTTTACCACTACCAGCTTGACTGCGCCAAATAGCGTTACGATTGCACCACAATACATATCGATAACCACACTAGAGTCTTTGAGAAATGGTTCAGATAAAGAAACTATAGAGAGTGTAAAATTTAAAGCACCATTATATTATGATACACAAGCCAGAGCAGTCACAAAATCGGATTACGAGACTTTACTGATTAAAGACTATCCGCAAATAGAACACGTTAGAGTATGGGGAGGTGAAGATAATTCACCACCAAAGTATGGTGTTGTTTTTGTTTCCGCAAAACCAAAAAATGGATTGACCTTTAATACAATAGAAAAGGAATCTATTATCAATACAATTATTAGACCTAGAAATATGGTCGCTATTGAAGTTGAAATGGTAGATCCAGAGTATATGAATATTGGTATAGAAACTACGGTTAGATTTGAAGGTAGGAAAAATAGCAAATCTTCGGGTCAAATAGAAAACTCCGTTAGGGAGTCGATAAATAAATTTGCGACAGACAAGTTAAGCGGATTTGACACTACCTTTAGATACAGTGCGCTTTTGAGATATATCGATCAAGCCGACGACTCAATAACAGGTAATATCACTTCAGTCTACTTGAAATATGCCGTAACGCCACCATTTAATGTACCGGTTCAATATAATTTTTCATTTCAATCTTCGCTTGATTTGGGCGATGTGCTACATGATATAAGAACGATAAAAAGTTCTGGATTTATATTCAACGGCTTTGAAACATTTATAACTGACGATGGTAATGGAAAACTATTTGCATACAGACCGTTTGGCTCGAATAAAATTATAGTAAATGACAATATAGGTTCTGTAAATTATGAAACTGGTGCGATTCAAATATCTAGTCTAAGTATACAAGGGTTAAGTGATGGTGGTAATAAACTATATTTCTACGCCACACCATCGAATGGTGATTTTTTCGCAAGTAGAAATAGAATGTTATTAATTCAACAGACCGATGTAAAAGTTATAGTTATTAATGAGAATAGATAATGTCACAATCTATAACATGCACTGGCATAAGTTCTGGATTTTCATCATCAAACCACGTGATGGTTGGTGTCGTTAAACCATCCTCAATTTCGACAGCCTCTATCGTTAGCTCACCAAAGGTTAATTTACAAAATTTAGTTCCTTCTTCAATTGCTTCCGGAGAAGTTCACGGATCTCCTACTGTCATAAAACAACCGAGACAAATTCAAAGCATAGCAAAAATAGTTAAGCATAGATTGCCCCAATATGTTCAATCTGATTTTCCTAGATTTATAGATTTTCTAGAAAAATATTACGAATGGATGGAAATCAGAGGCAATGCTTTAGGATTAAGTAAAGATTTACCTAGATTACAAGATCTTGACACAACTGAAGACCCATTTTTACATTCACTTCAAAAAGAAGTGATGTCTAGATTTCCTAAAGAATTATACGTAGATCCTGCAAATCCAAATAATAGAGTTAAAATACAAAATGCCATAAAAAACATTGTGCAATTTTATGGTGCAAAGGGAACAGAAAGAGCATACAAATATTTGTTTAGATTAATATTAGGTGCTGAGATTGATTTCTATTATCCTCGTGTGGATATGCTCCGACCATCTGATGGAAAATGGATTCAAAACTATTCTGTTAGAGTTGAGATGCCAACTAATTCGGCAGATACTCCATTTGCATTCATCAATAAAAAAATAATTGGACAAAATAGTCAAAGTTCCGCATTTGTTGAATATGCTATAAAACTTGAGATAGGTTTAAATGTCGTATACGAGTTATTTTTAAATAGAAGTTCAATAACGGGAGAATTCTATCCTGGCGAAATATTATATTCCGATGAGGCTCCAAACGTTTTCGCAAATCCTGTAACTTGCGTAACTGGTTTTAAATTATTCGACAAAGGTTCAAACTATTCTATAGGAACTGAGATAGCGAGTAATTTTCAAAACTTTAATATTCAAGATTTTAAGGCCACTGTATCTACCGTAAATACTTTAGGCAATGTAACAAAAGTTGATATTGTTTCTCCAGGATTTAAAATACCACCAACAGCATTTAGTGAAGTAAAAATTGGCGAAAGAACTTACAACAATATATTAGTTTACGAACCGGATGGTGATAATCAATTACACATAATTCCTCAAGTTGGTACAATAATAAAATATAAAGGATATTTCTTAAATGATGATGGAAAATTAAGTGATGCAAAATTTATACAAGATAGTTTTTATTATCAGCAATTTTCTTATGTAATCAAGGTTAGTGAATCTTTTGACTTTTATGAATCTTTTGTTAAAGATTTAATTCATCCATCCGGTTTAAAATTATTTGGAAACTTTTTAAGTGAAAACTTTATTTCAAGTGGAGCGAAAGTACAGAATAATCTACAAGTTAGTTGGCATAACGAAGTTGAATATAATGATATTTCATTTAAGCCGCTAGATGTAGAATTAAAATTAGAAGTCGATCCTAACATACAACCTGAACTCGATGAATACCAACTAGAAAGTCTAGTCAGATACAGAAATGGTGCATCATTAAACAGCATCGATAGATTTAAATTTACATATAAGCCAAATGGTGGAAATGATGAAGATAGATTGTTATATTCGGGCAACTCAAATTATTGGAAAACCGATTTTGCAAATTATCAAATAAAAGATTTCTTTGATATCGTTGTTGGAGATTTTTGGATGAAACCTTGGTTAAGAACCAAGATACAACCAGAACCAATTTTAAAAGATCCTTTATGTGATACGTCATCACCTTTCCCTAGTGGATCGAAGCAGTTATTTACTATCAACATACACACACAAGAAATATTTGGAACTCCTTCAATATTGAGTGGTGCGACATCGATTTTAACTTCATCTATAAATTCTGATGAACAGTTTGGTAGTAGCAATATAGATCTTGGCATATCTCCGATAGTTTTGCCTCCTGAAGAAACTTTGTACACTTGGGGATACGTTGGAAATGGAACTTTACCAAAATTACAATCGACTCCAATAAATGAAGACAATTTAATACCATACTCAGATGTCATACTAAAAGGAGGATTTGGTTGGGGCGAATTGTTGATGGCACTCAAGCAGGATGGACAACTATGGGAAGATAATATATTTTCAGGTTTAACATTTAATAGAGATTCAAATTTTGTCAAAATTACAGGCGTTCAAAACGTTGGGGGCGGAAATTACGGAAATGCCGGAATTAAAGATGACGGAACATTGTGGCAATGGCCTCATTATGTTTGGTACGAACCTTCCACGCATACCGCACCAACCTTATTGAATGCCGATACCGATTGGGTAAGTCTTGACAGCGGAAGTAATCACTTTTTGGCATTAAAGTCTGATGGAACATTGTGGTCGTGGGGCCGAAACGTTGAAGGTCAGCTTGGTGATGGAACAACTGTGGATTCAATAACGCCAATTCAAGTAGGTACTGATACAGATTGGTCTTTTATAGCGGCGGGTGGAAATGCGTCATTTGCAATTAAAAATGATGGAACACTTTGGCAATTAACGACGAGTGTTTTACAAATAGAGCTTGATACTGATTGGATTAATGTCTCAACTTCAGGTGGACACCATTTAGCTATAAAATCGAACGGAACTCTGTGGGCATGGGGAGATAACACCACAGGTCAATTAGGTGATGGTACTACAATTTCAAAGGCTCAACCAATTCAAATTGGCACTGATAATGACTGGATGGAAATTGCAACAGGATTTATTTACGGCGGTGGATATTCATATGCAATAAAATCAGATAAGTCATTGTGGGGTTGGGGATGGGGGTCTAGACTATTGAGCGATTCTCCTGGCACAAATATTAGCACGACACCACAAAGCCTCACAACGTATTTAAAATGGAATAGAATACAAACACACGCATTTCAAAGTGGTGGAATTTTAGATGTAACATCACCTAAACCTATTTTTTGTAATGGTATAAGTACAGGAGAAGCATTTGGTTCCTTAACACAAATTGAGGTTGTGCCCGATTCAGTTGTATATGGACTGGGAAATAGCGGATCGGGCGAAATAGTGTCGAGTGGTGGAAATGTCACTATTGCAAAATCATTTAATTCAATAGACGAATGGACAGACGTTTTCGCCGGAGAAAGGATAACGTTTTTGTTGAAACCAAATAAAACTTTATGGGCAATGGGTTCTCAACAATATTCAATGGGAGATGGAGCATCAACTAGTTGGCCTGAGCAAGGCGCTGCCGTTAATCCGCCGATCCCAATTGAGTCCGGAGATACTTGGAAACAGGTTAGTCACTGGGCTTGGTTTGGTGATAATTTTGCTCACGCAATTAAAGAAGATGGAACACTTTGGGGTGCCGGATGGGTTAGCGGAAATTTGAACAATTTATGGGCCGGAACCTCAACGGCGACTCCTTGGTATTTTGCTCAGATTGGAAGCGAAAGTAATTGGAAGAGTGTTTCCACTACAAATTGGACGTTTGGTTTAAAGGCTGATGGTACACTTTATCATTGGGGATATCCACCCGCAGGTTTGAGTGGATGGTTAGGAACGATAACACAGGTAGGAACAGATACGAAT